TCTTGCCTTTCTTTCTGCATTACCCATGTCTAAGACATCATCAAGAATACCTTGAATCATTCCACAAAGATTTCCAGTTAGTTTACCATACAAACAAAGAATCAGTTCAGTAATTTTTTCTTTCATATCACCAAACATTGATCTCATATGAGTTGGTAGTGCTGCAACTGCTTTTGCTAATGTCTTATTCAGAATCTTGAGGACATACTCCATCACCTTATCAAACAAAACCTTCATATACTTAGCAATCTGACAAGCAGCATCACTAATTAATTTTTGCACATCCTCAATCGCACTTGATACCGCATCAATATAACTTGATATAGTACTGAGATATGAGTTAAGTCTTTCTGTCAGTGTTTTAATAGTTGTTTGAATCGCAGACACTGCTGATTGAACAAACGAATCAGGGTCTGGTTTCATCACAACAATACATTCTTTTATTTTTTCTTCTCTCTTTGTATCTGCTGCAGAGAGTTGGTGTACTGCATCAGGATTTTCTTTTGTTGGATTACCAGTGCTTGGTGCAGATGGAGATTCTTGCTGCCTCCTTAATTTTGCAGTATGATCTGCAACTGCTTTCATAGCAGCATCTTCTACTTCCAGGGGAGACAACCCTGCATTTCTTGCTGCCTCTCTAGCATCAGTTGCAGCCTGCAATCCACCAGGGATTGCACTAAGAGGTTGATCTGGTCTTAGTCCAAATTTATTAAGTTGAACTCCTGGTGGTGCAGGAGCAAGTGCAGCAGCTAACTTTGGATCGGTTGGTTTTTTAGTAACCAATCCATCATCAGGAGCAATTGGTTTTGCATTTCCCTTTGGAGGATTTTTACCTTCAGCATATCCACTGGTAGGACCAAAGTTAGATTCCGTCTTACCAATCTTAGTTGACATCGGAGTCTGAGCATTATGCCCCATGATTCCCATGATGACGGGGACCTGTTGGTCTTGTCCGTCCATGAAGAATCCAAAGACAAAGTTACCCTGACGGATCATAGGGGTCTGACTTGCCCCTGCTTGTCCACCACCAGCAGTGATGGGATACATGACACTTGCCCAAGGCAACTGATCCGAAGGAATAGACTCTTCTTCTTTATCATGGATTCCCATGATACGAACTTTATATCTTCTACCCCATCCAGGAATACTATTTGCATCTTCAAATTTTCCAGGCAGAATGTTATCTCTCCATTCGGAGTCATCGACAACTTGTCCAATCCACCAAATGAATTGTGTACCTAAAAAACCAGAATTAAATAGTGCTGATCCTTCCATTAATCTTCGTAAATCCTACATTCGTCTGTTTCAGGATTCTCATCACAATACATTTCTAATGGTGAGGGATCGTGATGATCTTCTGGATGTGCTTTATGGTATATTTCAAGATGCTCTAATTCGTCAGCAGTATGCCGACGCATCTGAGGCGAAATAGTTGGGTCTTCAAGGATTTTTTTATCCTTTTCAATGTGAGTCTCGATGTTTTTTTCCATAGTGATATTAGAAAGTATTTGTTGTATCAGTTGCTAATCGTGATACTGTTCTTTGATATGGGTTTTGTACTCCAGGTGTTTGTGTTGGAGTTGCTGGTTTACCAGTTTGCGGTGCTTTCCCTGTTCTTCCAAAAGAATCTCTTACCAGATTTAGTTTAGTATAAGTTCCTTTGGTATTAACCAAATGGCACAATGCCGATATAATATATAGACCACCAATTTGACGGTCAACATCGTCATTCTTTGTATCCTTCTGTGCAGATGGTGCATCAAAATAAATTGCTTCACCTGCATGTAATGAAAAATCACCAGGAATAGTAATCTCAATCTCAGAAGTATACAGTTGATTATAACGCATAATTGCTTGATTGGTAATCAATTCAGGTCTAAAGTTTGGATCCTTTGACTTTTCAATCTGCTGCTGACTTGATCCTGACGGTAAAGTTCCAGTATCTTTTACGATATAAGTTGTCCTTGAGAACTGTTTATTTTTACCTTGACGATTAAACTCTGGGTTCATAACTGGTAGTTCTTTTCCCCCTTTCTTCAAAGAATCCTCGGACCCATCATCTCCTGTAGCCTTTGGATTTAATACTTCATACTTACAAGTGTATGGATCAAACAAAACGATTCGTGTTGATTGAAATCCTGCCTGCATCTTTTCTTGAACATTGATGCGATTGTCCTTAGAGAATGTCAATGCTTTCATATCATATCCCTCTGGGATGTTAGCACCTCTTGAGTCAGGAGTTTCATTATAGATAATCGACTTCTTCTTCTCCTGACTCAGAAGAGTATCAATTGATTTAAAGTGATATCCTTTTGATGTTTCGTAGAAGAAAAATCCTGCGGTCTTTCCAGGTGTTATATCGGAGGGAGCACACTTACCGGATAACCAGTTCAGTGTATAGTATGGTTTCCATTGACCAGGAATCTCATTCAACTCTGTTGCATCTTCGATGTCGGTGATATTTTTTTCAGTTTCTAAGAAGTTAGTTAAAATTTCTTTGACTGCTTCTGATGATTTACCATCAAATCTTTTATTAATTCTAACCTCATCATTGAGAATATATTCCTTTGATACCAAATGTAGATTAACCATTCCCTTTGTTGTCTGGTCTGCTACAGGAGTTACTTTATTAACATAGAAATTAAATTCTATTTGCTCTTCATTATTGTCTTTGATTTTGAAAATTACTTTCTCAGTTCCTACAATAGGAAGACCTTCTAAGGCACTCTTCTCATCAATTGAATTTCCTGAGTCGGAGAAAGTAACAGTTGCCATCACAGAGTCTTGTAGAAGACTCTCATAGTACATCAACTGTACTGCACCATTTACAATAGATACAGTCTTACCCTGATCTTTATTTGAGAAGACATCCAGTCTCTCAATAAAAGCAGGAGTAGACTGAGCACCTGTTACTTTAGTATCTGCCATGTGTATTACCTCTTATTTCTATTTAACGCATGTAAAGAATGTCACTGAATGACTCTTTCTTAGACGTGGAGACATTAACAGAGAGTTTCTTACCTTCATTGTATCCACCTACATTTTGCATTGGTTGTGGGATAGGAACTGGAACGGGAATAACTTCTGCAGTTTCATAATCAGCATAAGATCTCAAGATATTGATTGCCTCATCGCCTTGTGCCTTATTAAGTGCTTTCAACAATCCAGGGAAAGTTCCTTGCAGGGCCCTGGTGGAATCTGCATCAATAACATATTCTTTTCCTTCTTCACCCATTTCATAGAGACCTCTTCCCATGGTAGGTCCACCCATTCTCATAAATCCTTTAATCCTATTACGCATCTCATCACCACCACTGCCATACAAGTCATTATGACTATTGAGTTTATCCAAATCCCAACGTTCAACACCTGCCAGTTTACCAACTGATGATGCATCTTTAGACTTATCAGTATCAGTACGTCCTCTTCCAAAAGGACCATAGTTAGTGTGTGCATTATATCCATCAACGTTTGATCCTGCCTCACCATGAGTCATGACTTTTTTCGTAGTGATATCATTTTTAGTCCAACCCCATTTTGTTGCAATCCTTGCTCCTTCTTTTGCCATCGCAACTCTTTGTTCTTCTGTTGGCCACTGCCCTATATCTGGGTTAGCAGCAAGAGATAGACCAATAGAACCACCACCATTTCTATTATAAGTATGTCCACCAGTGCTTTTACCGTACTCAGTTTTACGGTGCATCGTACCATCACCAGTGAAGACTGTATGATAGGGTCCACCAATACTATTATAATTTCCAGCAGTCCAGTGCAGGTAGATAGCACTTCCCTTATCGTTAATATTCATTCCTGCCTTTCCTTGAGAAGTCATTTGTCGCGGACTTCCACCAGAACGAGTTGAAGAGGATGGAGATTGAGGTTGTTCAGTAGCCACCGGAGTCCCCGAGCCAGAACCTGATCCACCAAATGCAGTTCCACCTGCTCCAAATATTGCTGGGAAGAATGATTTTGCAGCATGAGGTATTAACTCAGTGATCATCGCGATTGGATTGAAAAGTATGCTGAGGTTTGGTAACTTTTTAACTCTTCCATCCTTATCATCATCAAAGAATGGGAAGACCGTTGCAACTGCTTTTTGAATAGCATCAAACGGTAGAAAGTTTGGAACATCAACTGTTGGGAAG